TTTTGCAGGTCAGCGTATCGCAGGTCATCCAAATCCAATTTTAATAATACAGCTCCCGTTATTTTATGTTTTATTTCGATTAGCATTGTGTATTCCCCTTTATTCTTTTCTTACGTTCTACTTGTAAATGTTTATGAAGTCTTGGTTCTTTGATAACTGGGTGAAATCATCAATGATTGTGTAAACGGGGGTAAATGATAATATGTAACCAATTATTACATGTGTTGTTGCTAAGAGTAGTAAAAGGATGATGTTTTTCATTGTTTGTGGTTTCCTTCTGCTTTGGCGATTACATCTAACATATGCTGTATGTTGTGTTGACTAGCCGCGATCTCATATTCTGTAAGAACATCACACGCTTCTTTTAAGCATTCTAGTAGTTCGGGCGCAGCGTCGCGAACACATTTCTTTGCTGGTTTGCAAGGATTACGTTTTCCTTTAACCATTTTATATCTCCTCTTTTTCGTTAAGTTTCATATAAATATACTGGGCTGTGTATTTTGTGTTGCTTACTGCGGATTCAACGTCTTTTTTATAGGTTTCTATCTTTAACGCAGCTTCCATTAGGTTTACGAATAGCGGGAGGCTCCGTAATAGTTTACGAATAACTGCTCTGTCCATGTATTTTACAGCACGTATTGTTAAGATTTTGTCACAACCCATGAATAAATGCATTTCTCGTCCATTGTCTACGACTTTCCATTCTCTAAACATAATGCTTTTTCTCTTCTTTTCCAATGTGGGTATATACTTTAGTTTACTGCTTGGTTGTGAGTTTTTCAATACTTGCGCAATGTTTCTTTATAATTACTGTGAATGACGGTGTTTTGTGAAGTTTTAGGGGGGACTGGAATGAAGATCGTCACCCTCTAAACCCTTACTATTACTACTATTAAGACAGTATGACAGTCTATGACAGTCTATTTATAGTAAATAATAGATTAGTGATTGAGTATATTGATATTATAGGGAATAAGTTAGTGCATTTTTAGTGACATTGACTGAAATATTGACATAGCCGCTCACAGTCAGCGTTTCAGCCAGTACAATCAAAAAACCAGTCTAAAACACCCATTTATTACGAAAAAGCAACAAAACCTCACCTATTTTGGTTCACACAGCCTCACAATCCGTTACATCCCTTTACACTCACAAATGCCCCCGCTCACAGCCTCACCAAGCAACGAAACCCCCATTTCCATACCAACATACCTGAAGACTATAAAACGTGCGTTCCTGGACCTCTGAGAAGGGTCTGTGCTGAGACTATGAATGGACAGATATTTAAGCAAAAGAAAAGCCCCCTGGAGAGGTAGGGGGCTTGGGCACAGTGTATTGTAGGAGAGGACTTTAGAGAAAAAAACCAATTCGGTATAAGTGGGAGACTTCTAGGTTAACTTTGCTAGCTTTGGTGAGGTATTTGTCTGAATCTTGGCTTTCTAGCCAGTCAATCACTGCTTCTAGTTCATCGGTCGAGTCATCTACATTCACAGTCATCTGGTCTGCAGCGTCTAACTGGGCTCTGAATTCTTCCAGGATATCCTCATCAGGGATCAGGTAGACTTTCAGCTCTTCTGGGATGAGCTCATAGATTAAAATAGTATGGGTCATTGGTTTGTCTCCTACATTGTCTTCCCTCTAGGGAAGCTACTGTTTTTATACTCTTATTATGGCATAGATTGCAGGTATTTTCAATACTTATGTAATATAAGTTAACAATAAGGTTTGCTTGAGCGTGGTGGAGCGCTGGGTATTGGGGGATGCTAGGATATAGGGATAGACTAAAACGTTGGGTAATGGGGATTCTAGGAGGACTGAGAAGGGGAGGAATTGGGTGATTGTGGGAGGTTGGGGTTTGCTTGAGGGCTTGGGCCGGATTGAATTTGTGTGGGCGAGGGGGTATGGCGACCCAGAGCGCGCGGGGTGGGGTCGAGCGGGGCAGGTACTTATAATAACTAAATCTCAAAAAACACCTATTATTAAGAAACAATAAGTAAAAATATAAAAATAATACCGTACGGGATAAAAAGTATAAAAAACAACATAAATACGTAGAGATAATCCCGTACGGGATATATAAAGAAAAGTAACAAAAATATTTACAAAAATTTTCAGACACAGTATAATTCAGAAAAGCACTTCAAAAAGTAAACTAAAGGAACAAAAAATGGCTCGCCCAAAACAACAAACCGCAAAACACTTACCCCCACACTATTTGGTTACAGTGCAAGGCACTTACTACGACCGTGGCAACGGCAAAAAAGAAATAAAACCCTATGAGTTCAAATTCCCAGTCCCCGCCAAAGTAAAAGCAGAAATTCCTGAACGGCGTTTCGACGCAGAGAAGCAACGCCACTTCTATGAAACCATCACTAAGGAAGTGCATATTGATGAATACGGAATTCTACGGTTTCTGAAGACAAGTAACAAATTACAGGACAAAGTAGAATCAATCGCCGTCAATTTCTCTGGTATCAGAGAGCACACAATCGTCAATGTAGAGCCCTCCCACGAAGACCTAACACTACCAGATAACCCCTACGTACTCAATCTAATCCAGTTAAGACAATTGGTTCGAGATCGCGGCTGGGGAATAGACCTTAAAATATTTAATTCCCTCAAATCCCTCAGAGAAGCCGTCATTAATTATAAGGAGGACCCTCAATCCTACAAAACCTACGAAGACAAATTCAAACAGCGTAACGCTATCCGCTCAGCATTCTCTGAGAACATGGAATCCCTCGAAAATTATTATGACAGCCTGGAACAACTAGAAAACGAACCGTTAATAGGCAATTCTGATGACAAAACAACCATCTGATGTGCCAGTTAACCCTAATGATCTCCCTCAGCGGTCAAACTTAAGCCCATATCTTAAGCAAAAAACACTTATCCAATGGAAAGATGGGCAACCTATTCCTTATACGGAGTGGATTCTTCCCAAAAACCAGATAGACAACGTATTTTTAGCTGCCCTAGCACTTCCATATGCTGGTACAGTAGACCCAAGGAATCCAGATGACATTCTAGTAGAGCCTGAATTCACCGGTTTAACAAATATAGAGGTAGCCTGCATAAAAACAGCGCGAAAAGCCGCGGCAGGAGACACAGAAGCCCTTAAATTTACAGTCGAACGACTTATTGGAAAACCCAAGCAAAGTGTTGAACAAACTACTATTAGTGTTTCACTGACTGAATTCCTTTCTACACTGAATTTAGAACAAGAAGCTCAAGAGTGGAATAAAAAAATAATAGATGCAGCTCAAATTAAACAAGATGATAAGTGGGATATCTGATTATGAAATCTGGAAGAAAAGCTAATCCAATAGATTTTATATATTGCGACGAAACAAATTGTTGGAATGTTATCTCACATAAACCAAATAAAAAAGGGTATATTCCTATTAGGGTTTATGGGCATGGCGTTAAGCAGATGCATAGATTTGTTTTCGAATCCTTTTACGGACCGATAGAAAACAACCTACATGTGTTGCATAAATGCGATAACAGAAAATGCATAAATCCTGAGCATTTATTTTTAGGGTCAAATTATGATAATGTGCAAGATCGAAATACTAAAAATAGGCAAGCTAAAGGCGAGAAAAATGGACGATCGAAGCTCAATACTGCCCAAGTAAAAATTATACGGAATACTTATAGAGATACAAAAAGATTAGCGGCGCAATTTGGAGTATGTGAACGAACTATACAAGATGCAAGAGTCGGTAAAAACTGGAAGCATATATAATGCAGAACCCGCCCAATATAGAGCAGCAACTACTTCTTCTTAAGAACAATCTTCCATTGTTTGCTTCCCGTTTCCTAAAAGTAGTAGACATAGAAGGAAATCTAGTTCCTCTAGTGTTCAATAGTTCTCAATTGGCGCTGCATGCAGCCGCTGAACAGCAGCTAAAAGAAATAGGAATGGTACGTTTAGTTGTACCGAAGGGGAGAAAACAAGGCTGTTCGACTTATGTCGCCGCTCGTTTTTTTCATAAAGCTTTATTTAATAGCTATAAGAAAGTATATATTCTTTCACACCATTCAGACACAACCAAAATCCTATTCGATATTGTGGCGACTTACTACCACAATCTGCCTGAGCAATTGAGAGTAAAACTAATAACCGATAACTCAAAAGAATTAGAGTTTGATAACCATAGCAACTATACAGTTGCCACAGCTGGAAACGGGGAAATAGGCCGTGGCGCTACTCCGCACCTTCTTCATGCGTCCGAGGCGGCCAGTTTCGAAAATTCTGAGGCGATCGAGACAGGCATCTTCAATGCTATTGCTATGGCGGAAGGTACTGAGATGTTTATTGAGTCCACAGCGAAAGGAATTGGAAATCTGTTTCACCGCTACGCAATGACAGCTATCGAAGGACTTGGTTTCTTTAGAATGAAGTTTCTACCTTGGTATATTCACGAAGACAACAAGTTTAAATGTCCAACTGGTTTCATATTCTCACCCCAAGACTTAGAAGAGCAGAAGAAATATAATCTGACAGATGATCAACTCTATTGGCGGCGTCTTAAAATTAATACTACTTCTCCCCGTCAGTTTAAACAAGAATACCCGGCTACGGTTCAAGAGGCGTTTCAGGCATCAGGAGAAACACTTCTTGATTCTGAACTTGTACACACAGCCCGTACATCAGGCATAAAGGACAAAAATAAACCCCTCATTATTGGTGTTGACCCTGCTGGACAAGGTGGGGACAGGACTGCTATTTGCTGGCGAAGAGGGAGAGAATGGTTCAAACATAAGACGTTTGATATTATGGAACCTATGCGGCTTGCCGGAATTCTAGCCCAAATCATTAATGAGGATAATCCAGCCAAAGTCTTTGTAGATGTAGCAATGGGGTATGGTACTATAGATCGCCTCCATGAACTCGGTTTCTCTCGTGTTGTGCAAGGTGTTCATGCATCTGAATCTCCTCTTGATAAAGAACTTTACGGTAATAAACGAGCTGAGATGGCTTTTGCTATCCGCGATTGGTTCAGGGAAGGAGAAGTATCTATACCGGATGACGATGATGTGGAAATGGATCTTCTTTGTATTCCTGAAGAAAAAGAAAGTTCATCAGGACGATTTATGATAATACCGAAAAAAGATATCAAAAAGAAATTCGGTAAATCTCCCGATATATTTGATGCTTTCGCTTTGACCTTTGCATATCCCGTCAGAGCAAATGTTGAAAACGCAAATGGTTTGTATTATAATGTTAATAAACCTAAGAAACAATCAGAATTTAGCTCGCGGGTTATGAATGATTTCAGTCGTGGGCAAGCCAATAAAAAGAAAGGTTTTGGTATTAAATGGGATTTTTAGCTGCTGCTGTGCCTTTAATATCAGCGATTGGTGGGTTAGCCGGTACTGCTGTGTCAGCATTTTCAGCTTTAAAAAAACCCCCAACAGCCAAACAGCCTAAGCTCGCACCTCTTTCTACTGCTGAAGATAAGATGAACCCTAACGTGAAGGCTAGTCTTATCAATACAAGTCCACAAGGCCTTTTGGATGAATCTACTAGCACTTCCCGACAATCACTCTTAGGGAGTTAGAATTATGGGGTTTATTAAAAAATTATTCGGTGGCGGAAAACCAAAAAAGCCTGAAGCGCCTAAACCTGCCCCTATTCCAGAACCAGAACGAAATAATGCAGGTGCTATTTATGGGGCGGGTGGAACCGCTGAATCTAGTAACGTACTTGGCAATACAGCCAGATCAACCTTTTTAGGTGGATAAATTATGATTGTTGAATCCGGCGGAAAGTATTATGTGAAAAGTGAATCCAGCCATAAAAATCTTGGCGGTCCTTATAAGTCAAGAAAAGAAGCTGAAAAGCGATTAGCTCAAGTAGAATATTTTAAACACAAATCATCAAGATCAAAGTTTTTAGGTACCTAATGACAGATTTAATACAAAAGAAAAAACGCCGTTATGAAGATATGAAGAAAGAGAAGTCTCCTTGGACTTCTATTTATGATGTTTTAGCACGGTATATTTTAGGACGTAGAAATTTTACATCTTGCTCTGAGATGACTCCAGAGGATTATTTCGATGCATATATCTTCGATGATACTGCCCAAAATGCTAACCATCTTATGGCTTCTTCAAATGTTGGTGCTCTCTGGCCCAACGGCGGAGCGACTTTTCGGATGGAAGCCCCTCCCGAAATGCAAAACGAATTGGAAGAAACAGATGAAGTTAAAGCATATTTTCAATTCGTAACTAAGACCATCGCGTCCATTATGGATAACCCTCGTAACGGCTTCCTGACTAGCTATGAGGAGTATCACATTGAAAAAGGTGCGCTCGGAACCAGTGCGATTTTCGTTGAGGAGCAAGACGATTACGCATATCCTGTTTTATTCCGTAACGTTAGCGCCCGTGATTTATTTATCGACACCGCCCCTAACGGTAGTGTGGATACTGTGTATATTCGTAGAATGTTTACTCTTCAAGATATTGCTAAAGAATACGGATTAGATACTTTCAATGAGATGGAGCTAAAACAGCTTGAAGATCATTCCACAAATAAGAGATATGAAATTATCATTGCTATTGAGCCTCGTCTATTTTACGATCCTGATTCTGCCGATAATAGAAATTTTCCTTATGCTTCATGTCATATTGATATTACCCGAAACAAAATCCTCCGAGAGTCTGGGTATAAAGACCTCCCTATCTTTGTCGGACGTTTCTGGCATGCGCTAGGCGAGAAATATGGCAGAAGCCCAGGCATGAATGCACTACCTTCGATTCGAGAACTAAATCAATTACGGTTTGACCTTATACAAGCTTCAGAGAAAATGCTTTATCCTCCTGTAAATGTGATTGAAGGGAGTATTGTTGGCAATGATGAAGTGGACCTATCAGCAAAAGGGCTTAATGTTATCAGTGTTTCAGGAAAGATGCCGGGATATAATGGCAAGCCAATCGAACAAACCATGGACGTTGGTGATCCTCAGTGGGCATTCCAACGCCTCACAGAACTTATCGAAATTGTTAAAAACCATTTCTTCCTCGACCGGATCATGGATCTCAATAATGAGCAACGGATGACATTAGGGGAGGCTAACATCCGTAACCAGCTACGCGGTCAATCCCTGAATACTATTTATGCCCGTGACGAAAAAGAATTAATGGAGCCGCTGTTAGAACGAGTATTTAACATTGCATTAGGAAAAGGGTTGCTAGGGGTTGCTCGTGGCACCGATCAAGAAGCCGAATTGATTGCAGAAGGTGTACAACCTATCTACATTCCCAATTCAATCCTTGATCGTATGATTAACGGGAAAGAAGCATATCGTATCAGATTTATCTCTCCTGCTGCCCGTATTAGACAAGGTGAGGAAAAGCAGGGGATACAAGAAACTCTTCAATTGGGGGCTGAACTTGCTCAACTTGATCCTACAGCGATGGATTCTATTGATCTGGATTTTGCAATTAAGAGAAGCGCTGAACTTGCAGGTGCGCCTGATAAAATGGTTCGTTCTGCCGAGGCCATTGCCAAGATTAGGCAGAATCGTCAAGCACAACAAGAACAGGCTCAACAGGCCCAGTTGATGCAAATGAATGCGGCAACTGCTAAAGATGCAGCGGACGCACAAAATAAAATGGAAGGAACTTAATGACTCATTTTGATCCCGAATGGCGTGATAAGGTCAAAGAACAAACAAGATCTCTATCTCCAGAAGCTTTAAAGAAGATCGAAGACCAGAAAGCACAAGCTGCTGAGATTAAATCTTTATTCGTTCGAGTAGCTGAAACGCCTGATGGGCAAGCTTTATTTCGTCATTTATGTAAATTCTTAGGATATAAACAATCCACTTTAACTCTCAAATCGAATGGAGAAACAGCATTTGATTTAATGGTTATGAAGGAAACTCAGAGAAATGTATGGATTGAGTTACGTAAAAATTTCCCTTTACACTTACGAAACCTAATAGAGGAAGATACTGATGTTTCTTAAATTCCCACTTTTTGAAGGTGATGATGGTGCAGGTAATGTAAGTGCTGATCCAGCTCCTTCAGCAGATCCAGCGATTGTTGCACAAGTTAACGATTTTGCCAGTTCTATCCCTGAAGAATACCATAATGAAGCCTATGTGCAAAATCTCTTACAGTCCGAAAACCCACAACAAGAATTGTGGAAACAGTTTTCAGGTTTACAAAAGGCTATCGGTCAACGTCCAGGCGGTATGCCATCTGATGATGCTCCTGATGCTGATTGGGAGAAATGGACAGCAGCTATAGCACCAAAAGATATTTCTGTTTATGGGGATATAAAGCCTATCTTAACCGAGGATCAAAGTCATTTAAAAGACATGATTGACGCCAGTTATACCCCTGAATTTACCGCTACGATTTTGGAAGCATTTCGTAAAGAGGGGATTCCGGCACGGTCTGTTAAGAATTTGGTAAACATATTCAATCAAGGCCAATTACAGGCAGCTCAACAGTTTTCAGAACAAGCCCAACAAGAAACGGCAAAACTAGATAAACAGTTTGATGAGATGATGTCTACTACGTTTGGCCAAGATAAAGCGAAAGTGCTTGAAGTTGGGGCTAAATTTATTAAAGAACACATCCCGCCTGCATTACAGCAGAGTCTCCAATCCCGCCCCAATGATGAGTTGGTAACGTTAGCTGCCGCTATCTATAAGCTGCACAATACTTATGGAAAAGAAGATAAACTTCCCACTGGTGGCAGTCAAGGTTACGTTCAGAATGACGAAATTTCTTTGAAAGCGGCTATCGAAACTGCAATGACTGAGGAAAACGGTGCATATGCTAATCCTATGGATGCTAAGCATAGCGCCCAAGTTGCGAAGGTAAAAGGGCTTTGCGATCAGCTTTCAAAACTAACAAAGCCTAGAGGAAGCTATTAATGTATTCCCCAGCAATACCTCTTACAAAGCATCAGGTAGATTATATCCTAACTCTGAAACATAAGTTTCAAGAAGTAGAAACAGCTATTGGTGTTCCTTGGCAAGCGGTAGCGGCTATTTGGACGCGTGAGAGTTTTTCAGTGGTCCCTCCTAAAACGCCCGGAGGGCCATTTCAGTTTGACCCACCACTGAATCAGCATCAGATTAGAGGGCTTTTGAAAACGTTTTCTAAATTATCTGCCGAGAAAATTGAAGAATTTGCCAAGAAAGGGGTGGATGATTTTGAAACCGCAGCTTACTGTTGTGCCTGTTGGTTACGGCTTAAATGTAAACCAGTACTCACGCCGAAATCGCCGGATGTTGACATTAAGGATGCGATGTATGGTTATAACGGCAGGGCTTATGGTTCTGTCGATAATAGTCCATATGTTATGAATGGGTATGACAAAACTCATAAAGATATGCATCTTAAAGGCACTATTCCAGATGGCAACGGTGGAAGAAAACAAATAGCTATTATCGATAAACGTCCTGGGGCGTTTACCGTATATAAACAGTTAAAGGAGCTAAAATGAACATTACAGTAACAATTGTGACATTTATCATAGCTGCTTTAACATTTGTAGGAAAGCAGGTTGCCGATTTTAAACACCAAAAATACAATCGGGTAGACCAGAAGATTGAAAGACGGCATGAACTGTGTAAACCTATTCTACAATATTTGGTTAAGCCGGAAACAATTCCTCCTGATATGGAAGATAAAGCCGAAGTTATAAAACAGATGCGCGATCTCTGCCAACCGGAATTAGACTATCTTTCTTCCCCTGATAATGGGAAGAAGTAAAGTATTGTAAAAATCTAAACGTGTACTATACTTAATATAAAGGCGTCCGTTCTGTAGATTCGACTATAACGGGTAGCGCCGAGAAAGTGTAGATATACAGGACGGAGATATAAAGATGACGATTTCAGGAAATTTTCATGATGAGACAGCATTAACGACTTTTGATCGTAACCTGCATCACATCATGTATCAAACCAATTTTCGTTGTGAAAAGTTCCTTACCAAGAAACCCTTTGGTGAAGGAAACAAAGGCAAATTGCAACGTGTAAACCGTATCTTCTCAGAAGGTTTGCCAGTTGCGTTGACCGACCGTTTCACCCCAATTGAATCGACCCGCGAAACCCGTTTTGATTCCCGTTGGGTTTCCTGCTTGGATCATGTATCTGTTGAATTCGTTGATGATAAAGACATCATGGAGTCCTTGATGGACCCCACTGGCGAATTGGCGAAACGTCAAATCGAATCGTTCAACCGCAAGTTGGACATTGATTCCGTGTTAGCTATGTTTGCCCCCGTCACCATTGGCGGTAGTGAAGCTTCCCTTTCTACTTTGACTTGGGCGGCTGATGGCGGTGTTGTAATTGATATGACCGCTGGCGCTACCTACGAGAAACTTTTGGAGATCAAAGAAACCTTAATTGACCGTGAAGTCATCAATGAAGGACCCATCCGGTTGTTTATGTCCATTGATGGCGGAATGAACACTCAACTTTTGAGCGAACTAGAACTCACATCAGGAGACTACACGACTGCTAACAACGCAGAAACGGGTGAGATTCAAAAAGCGCTCGGCATTGAGTTTATCCGTTTCGGTTCTGGTTCGGATGTTCCTGATCCTGTCCTACCCGTTTCTGGCGGTGTAAGAACTGGTTTCGCTATTTCCGATAAAGGATTGAACTTCTACACCCAACGTGAGATGAATACGGTTGTGGAAAAAGATCCCACCCATCACCAAACCTGGAGGGTTATTACCACGATGCGCTATGCTTTCTTGCGTATGGATGCTCGTCACGTTATGAAAGTTACGACTACCGCTTAGTCGGATAATTAGAAGGAAAGAAAAACGATGGCAGTTGTTGATAAATATGTAAACGCCAAAGTCCAAGCGGGTAGCCGTGACATTAGCGGTCTTGCTGGATACGGCGAAAAACCGGCTGTTCTGATTGCAACTTTCGAAGTTGCGGCAGGCGACGATGATGGTTCTAAATACCGTATTGCTAAAGGCATTCCAACTCAGTGCCGTATTAAGAAAATCTCTATCTCGAATGATGCTATGACTGGTAGCACTGATTGGGATTTGGGTTTCTACTTATCGGACGACACTACTCCCGTAGGCCAAGTTCCTGTAGGTGGTGCGGTTGTAGATGCAGATGTACTGGTTGACGGAGCTGATTTCTCTACTGGTCATACTTTTGCAGCTCCGCTTGACGGTACGACTGAACTTGATCTACCAGATCATGTGAAACCCATCTATGAATTGCTTGGAAATACTGCATTTGAAAAACCTGCTGCGGTGGATCTGGTGTTAACTGCTAATACTGTCGGTTCCGCTGCTGGCTCTGTACTGGTCGTAGTGGAATTATTGCCTCCGGTGATTTAACATGCCTTCTCCGATTTCATCAGTTGAAATATGTAATATGGCTCTTGATTATATCGGAGAAAGGGCTGATGTCACCAGCATTGAAGTTCCTGAAAAACCTAACGAAGTCATACTGGCGCGTCACTATGATGTGACGCGCCAAAACCTTTTAAGAGAATATCTCTGGAATTTTGCTAGAACAGAGGCGACTCTTGCCAGAACTGGAGATGGCGGCTTAGATTATAGAGATAAGTTTTTGATGCCGAATGATTGCCTTCGCGTTATCTCGATTGGTGTGGCGCTATTCGAAATAAAAGACTACAATATTCAAGGACGCGAAATCTTAATCAATGGTCAACAGCCCGGTTCGCAACAACAATCAGCGAACGCACTGCAAATCCGATATATGAAAGATGAGACTGAGGTATCTAAATTTGATTCTCTATTTATTAAGCTTTTGGCTTTGCAGCTCGCTTGTAATATATCCTATAAGTTTTCGGGGAAAAAGACCCAAACAGAGATCATAAATCAGCTTTTAAAACAGGAAACGGCCAAGGCCACTTCAGTTAATTCGCAAGAGAAGAAACCTCGACGTGTCGACCATAGCCGGTCAATCAATGCTCGTACATTCTATGGTACAGAAGATATCATAACCCCCGATCAGATTTACTTTATATCCGTTTAGGAGCCCCCATGATCACAAACGCAATAAAATCTGATTTTTCAGGTGGAGAGGTTTCACAGAAGATTTCCGGGCGGCAAGAACTCCCCCTATATAAATCAGTCATGGAATGGGTTCAGAATTTTATCTCCCTCCCCCAAGGCCCCGTAACGTTCCGCCCAGGTTTTACATATGTACACCACACCCGCAACCATCAGTTTGCGGTGTTTATACCTTTCCAGTTTAACGACACTCAAGCTTATCTGATAGAAGCCACTCATCAAAAGTTTCGGTTTTATAAATCGACAGGTATCATAACTGAAGCGGCTGTTCCGATTGAAGGTATCAGCGCCACTAATCCAGCTATCGTCCAATCCACCGGACATGGTTTGAGTGACGGTGATGAAGTTTTTATCTACGATGTAGTTGGAATGACTCAAGTGAACGGTCGTTCTTATATTGTTACAAACTCAGATCCAGATTTCTTCGAATTGTATGATGAATTTGGTAACTCGATTAATGCAAGTTCATTTACTCCCTATACAAGTGGGGGTAATATTTTTAGAATCTATGAAATAGATACTCCTTATATAGAAGCAGATTTAAAGCGTTTGACATATTCCCAGAATGCGGATACAATGTACATATGTTCCCGCTTTTATGAGCCAAGAAAATTAGTCCGATCAGGTGAAACAAACTGGTCGTTATCGACGTTTGTACGTACAAACGACCCATTTTCTGGTTCGAATAACTGGCCGGGGGCGGTTACATTTACCTCAGATGGAGCGATCATGTATGGTGGAACCATTAATCACCCTGAAACAATCTATAAAAGCCGTGGCCCTGGTAGTGGTGGCTTGTCTCGCTTTGATGATTTCACTACCGGTTCTCTTGCTACTGACGCTGTTACTTTTACTCTTGCCCCTATTCACGGAAAGGTCGATTCAATCAGATGGTTGTCTAATACTGATAAATTTATTGTTGCAGGGACTTATGGATCTATCCGAAGGATTTATGGAGCAACAGAAGAAAAACCCGTAACCCCTACTGATATTAACGCCCGTTCCGTTAACGCGTACGGGGCGGCCCCTATTAAACCAGTTCCTAACGGCCCCCAACTTCTTTACGTACAGCGTAATGGGACGATTGTACGATCCATCGAATATGACTATCAGATTGATGGATACCAATCACTCGACAAAAACCTTGTCTCTGATCATATATTAGCTGACGGTATCGTTCAAATTGCTGACCAGTTAGGCAATCCACAGATTCTATGGGGCGTCCGAAACGACGGTACGCTTGTGGGGCTTACCTATAACGACAAGGAAAATAAATATGGTTGGCATCGGCATAAACCCGCATCAGGTTTAGCTGAATGGGTAGAATCCATGCCGAGAGAGTCCAATCAGGATATGATCTGGATGATTACAAAACGCACGATTAATGGTGAAACAGTTCGTCATGTTGAATACATGACAGATTCACCCAGATACCCAGAGCGATTCAATTTCTATACAGGGAAAGAGAACGAAGTGGATGATAGCCGCCGGTATGAGAATGCTCTGTATGAGAAACAGAAAGACGCCAATCATCTTGATTCGAGCATTGCTTACGATGGTTCAGCCTATGGTTTAGGGATTTCTTCTTCTATCACCCCCGGTACTGGAGCCACAATATTTGAAGAGGAAGGCGTTTCATTTACTGCGGACGTTAATACGTTTACTGCTTCAATGGTTGGCCGGTATATCTGGAAGAAATACGATACGTCAGGTAACGGTGGCGGCAGGGCGCGTATTGATGTATATATTTCCCCTACTGAAGTTGAATGTACGATTATTTCAGTCTTCGATAGTGAAGATGAAATCGCACCGGGTGATTGGCTATTGACAGCTTCTACCATTTCCGGTCTCCATCATTTAGAAGGTCAAGAAGTCACTATTGTAAATGACGGGGCGATCCACCCTTCCAAGATCGTAACAAATGGTAGGATAACTTTAGATTTTGGTAAAGTAGGTTCAAAGATTATTGTAGGACTACCTTACACAGGGCTACTGTCTTCTATGGCCATCGATCAAGGGGGGCAATCAGGTCCAGCAGTAACGAAACAAAAGAATATGAAAGAGTGCCGCATGCGTTTAGTTAATACGGCAGGTATCTCTTTTGGAACCGATCCCTACCATATTGATAAAGTGGATTTCAGAACCACGGGCCAAATAACAGGACGGCCTATCCCTCTCTATAGCGGTGTGAAAGATCAGACGTATGAAGATACAACCGAAAGAGAAAAGCATTTAATATTGGTTCAAGACACCCCATTACCCGCTACAATCATTGCTATCGACACTTATATATCAACTACAGACGAATAATATAAGGATTATGTATGCGAATCCTCCCCACGAAACCAGAATATTTTGATCTATTAGAATTACGAGATGAAGAGAAACCAGATTTAGAAAACGATCCAACTAGTCGAAATAAAGCGATATCTCTTATAGGTATAAGCAATTCATGCACCCTTCTCTATAACGGTGTTGTATTAGCCATTATGGGGTATTATGAGCTATGGCCCGGTGTCATTGAAGTATGGGTGTTCCCTTCTAAATATATACCCCAATATGCCCGTCCTTACCTAAGAGTCGTACGTAGATATATAGAAGGTATATTCGCTCATTGTAACGCTCACAGATTACAGACTTCATCTATTGACAATGAAATGCATACCAGATGGATGGGGTTCTTAGGATTTAAATCAGAAGGTGTGATGGAAAGATATACTACAACCGGCCAGAATTACCGTATGTGGGCTAGAATTAAAGAATAATAAATGCTACAATTACGTTACGATCGTAAGGGTTTTATATGACTGCACTTGGTAACATGGCCCAAGCAACGGCAGCGTCCGTCAATCCTGCAACCGCCACAGCTTCAGGCTTAGGTAAATGGTTTGCGGCGGCTTCTGCTATTCAGGCCATCAGTCAAGTTGGGCAAGGCTTTGCACAAATGCAGGCGGCTAATGCTGAATCAGGTGATTTAAAACGTCAATCTGATATAGCATTACAGGAAGCTCAATATGAAGCACAGAGTAAACAACGTAGTGTATTGAGAGAAGCTGCCGATCAAACGATGCAATACGCATCAAGTGGGGTTACTACAGAAGGTTCACCCGCTATTGTATTGGAAGAGACACGTAGGCTTGGGCAACAAGAAGTAAATATGATTCAGAAGCGGGGCCAAATGCAAGCCCAGCTTTTAAGAACCCAAGCGATGAGGGCCAAAGCGGCAGGAAGACAAGCTTTATTTGGAGGCATAACCAATGCTTCTTTGGGTGTTCTAAATAACTACATTCAAGGGCGAGGTACGTTTGGCCGTTTAAACGAACCCGTAACTAATTACAACGCCCCTGTTGGTAAAGCAATTCCCATTGGACCTCAGTGGTCCATCAATCCAGGATTTTAACGATGGCGAAGATTAACCTATATCAGCAAGATAGATTAGCTTCATCGTTAGTCGGCACCCCCGGCCTATATACTGCTGGCGCACAATCACTCGGAAATATAGCTCAAGGCGCTGAAAACATAGGCAACTCAATCCAGGCAATCGGAAACGCAATTTTTGGCGATCAATTAGCTGAACGGCGTAGACGAGAAGCAGAAGCTAGAGCAGCCGATAAGCAAATTAAAGACGCTGATAGAGCTTCTTACATTTCGGATAGACTTGGCGCTGCTGATGTGGAGTTTACTCAAGCATATACCGATATTCAATCAAAATACGCGAACGACACGACTGGAGCTGTTCAGGCTTACCAAGCTCAAGCAAAACAGATTCGAGATCAATATGTGTCCAAAGAAACAGACCCCTTAACTAAAGCAGAACTTCAGAAAGCAATGGCTTCCAAACAAGCACAATATATTGGTGACGTAGCTAGTTTTGTGCAAGGACGCCAGATCCCTATTATGAAAGATCGGCTACAAAATATGGCCGGAAACTTCTCATTAATGGTCTCGAATCCTAATCTGTCAGCGGCGGATTTTGGAAAAAAATATCAAGAATACGTACAACAGAATTTGCCGAATTATCAATTTACAGAAGGGGCTGCGGCTCCTATTGAGATGAGAAAAGCTTTAGAACCTGCCGTTATTAATTATCTTGAATCGACTGCGCTTAACCATCCTGAACTGCTTGACGATAGAATTAAAGCATTTTCTGGTGGTTCCATGATTGACCCCTCTAAATTGAATTCTATTGTGAATCAGCAAAAAGCAATGGCGAATGCGGTTGCATCTAAACAACTAGCAGATCTCCACCTATCGCAAGCTGCGTCACAAGCTCAAGCGACAGCCGAAATTATCGATGCTACTCCTACGGGCGATTCAAAAGATGCCGATCCAGCTAAATTGGTTGCGATCCAAAAGAAATACGCAGGCTCATTAAGCCCAGAACAGAATAATAATATCTCTCGTATCATTAAAGAATCAACTACCGAAAAGACTAAAGAGGCCGCAAAAACTAAAACGTTAAATTCTGAACAGCGTGTCGTTGGTGGATTCGCTACTTATGCGGCAAGAGAAGAACAACTTGCAGGGCGTATTCTTCAAAGTGTAGATACGATGCTTAAGACAAAAGATAAAAATGAAATGCGAACATTAATACAAAAAAATCAGTTATTAATTGATCAGTACCAAGACACTTATCTATCATTGAACGCATTAAAAAACAGTATTAAAGATCCAGCTACGAGAAAAATGGCTGAACTTCATGTGATCGCATCTAAAGATCGATTTGGAAAAATAGTGGGCAAATTACAAAACTCACCCGATGGCATGCGGGCATCTCAGATTAAAGATGATTTATATGGGAAAGTATATCCAGCTAACATTTTTCCAGATGCTAAGACTCAAGGGGTCTACAATTATTTCTATAAAAATACATTCTATGAGACGCTGCAAAATATGAATATTTCCCCCGATAAAATGCAACAATTGGCTTCTAATCCGAAAGCCGTTCAAGCTTTGCGTAATGTCCTTGCCAAGAAAGCCTATCAAGGTATGGTTAACTTTAAAATAGTAGACTTCTAATATGCCAGATACAGCGAATAATGACGAGAATATACTCGCTCAATATGGTACACAGCCTATCACTCAAAAGCAACAGCAGACGATTGATGAAGGCTATAATCCTTTAACTCTGCTTGGCAAGAAATTCCAGATGGGTTCTGACGGGGTAGCAAATTCCAGATGGAACGCTTTTGCTATGTTCCGTACTGATTTATCGGACGATCAAGAATTGGATATGATTAATCAAGGTTCTCAGAAAATGGGAACTGGGTTTAGCCAGTCTGCGTATGAATCCCAACCTTGGTATCTTCGGGCTGTCGATGACGCGGCTCAAATGATCCCAGGCATTGGGGATTCTATCGCACAAGGTACAATAGGCGGTATTACAGCCGTTGGAGCGAACGCCGCCACTCTCGGCGGTGTTGCTGGCGGCATTGCAAAAATAAACCCAGCAGCAGGTGCGGTTGCTGGC